CGAGCTTTGGAGGTTTACACCACGCTTTTCCGCCTGAATTTGAACCTCCACCCAAGTCTCCGTTCCCCGATATTTCGTTTGCATCGTTCGACTGGTCCACAGTCGGTACGGTGTTAGCAGGATTGGCTGGAACGGCGCTGCTCGCCACTCTGATATACCTGATCGCCTCGGCGGCCACCGGAAATTCAGATGCTCAAAGCGAAGCAGTGCGTCCAAAGCAGGTTCCTCATTATGACTTGTCCCGTCATGCCCAAAGTGAGGACGTGCGAAGACGAGACGTCCCTCGCTTTACTCTGCCTGCCTCCGTGCAGAGTGAAGCCACCCGTCCACGAGCAGTACCCCACGTTGATCTAACGGCCCGTATTCCACAAGGCTCTTCTAGATCGTATGATTTCCTTAACCCTGTCTCAAAAGGAATAGGGAAAGTTCACTTTCATTACGATTCTGGAGGGTCTATGGGGTATTGCTACTTCATCAACTCTCAGTTCTTCATCACAGCGTCACATTACTTGTATCCTGACAAGAAGGAATTGGTTCCTGCCTCTATCCGTCTTGATCATGCCGCCAGTACGATTTTGCTGACGCCTGATGACTACTCTGTCTGCAAGGCCGGAGTAGGAGACTTGATGTTGATCCGCATCATTGATCCTAAGAAGAGATTCCAAGGTGTTCCTGAGAACCTTGATCAATTTCTTCCTGATGCGACTATACCGATGACCATTCCGTCTGCCGTTTTCATTGTCGACGGACGAGCTCATGGAAATGAGCCCGTTTGGAACAAGAACAACGGTTTGATCACGGTACAAAGTATTCATAGGATCAGTCTGAGCATTGGAGATAATGAGCTTCGTTATACCGGTTTTGCCGAAGTAGCGTCCCAAAATGGAGACTGTGGCCTGCCTTATGTCACAGTCGACGGTACTTCACGTGGTAAAATTTTCGGCATTCACACCGGTTTGTTTCACCACAACGATGCTCGCGACATTTGCCCTGTCAGTCGAAAGGTCATTGAGAAGATGATCGATCATCTCTGCCCTCCAGTAAAGCAAGGCAATACGTACTCCATTCCTTCTATAGCTGAAACCATTCGACGTATTCCGTCCTTGAAGTACGTTGAGAAATTGGATTCCGGCTATAGAGTTCCTCGGGAATCGCGCCTAATTAAGTCTGTGTTCTTTGAGTGCAATGGACCCTGCACTAAAGTTCCTGCCGTTTTGGATGCTAGAGTGGTTACGATTTTTGGAAAGGATGAACTCCTTCTACCTGCCCATACTGCTCTTTGCTCTTATCCTAATCGGTGGTCCCATCAGGTGCCAGAAGCACGAGAACTCTTTGATCAAGTCTTCAACGAAGGGTTCCCGCCTATTCCCGCCCAGTTCAAGTCCATGTCAGAGGTTCTTAACCATTACCGTCCTGAGCTTAACACCTCAAGTGGTTATCCCTTTAATGTGGTCTATGGAAAACAGAAGAAAAAGGATGTTTTGAAGCTCGTTTCGTGCGATCCGCACGTTTACGAACCTCAGCCCGAGCTCCTTACTGAAGTTTTCCAGTTCTTTGACAGCCTAGAACGAGGTGAGCTACCTCGTCTGTTGGTGGAATGCTGTCTTAAGGACGAACCCCGAGCTATCGAGAAGGTGATGCAAGCTAAGACCCGTATGTTCTATATTGGTTCTTTTGTTTTGTATCTCGCTAGCGCTCTGATCATGCACCCCCTCGACATTGTTATGCACTCTAATCCAGTCACGGGTTATAACACTGTCGGCATAAATCCTCACGGTCCTGACTGGCAATTGCTCTGGGAACACCACGGAGCAAAGTCTTATAAGTTGGACATGGATTACTCAAAGTTCGACAAATTTATGCCCGCCCATTTTGTCGATAATTTTATTGAGTTATTCTCTGCCCACTTGAAGACCAGTTTTGGAGCTGATGAGGTCGTGTTCGACGTGTTTGGGAAACCTTACAAGTTGAACATCGCCCATTGTGTGAAATGCCTTGTTGAGAATCAGATGCGTTCTCTTCTGCTCTTTGGAAGAGACGTGTTTGAGGTTACCGAAGCTAGCAACAATTCGGGAGGATTTGCTACTGTGATTATCAATACTGCAGCCAACATCAAAAACTTCACCTATGTGTACTACATGATGAAGAAAGAGTTGGGAGAGGAGCCCACATTGCGTTCGTGGTTAGAAGAGATAAAACTCTCTTGCCACGGTGACGATAATATTTACTCTTCCTACCGACCCGAACTTGTTGTTGCTACTGAAGTCATGTCGCATTCCCTCAATCATGGATTTGAGCTCACGTCTAGTGAGAAGTCGCAAGCGCCTGTTGCTCGTCAGTCAGGTATTCGATTCCTCCAGCGTGGGTTTGAGTTCGTGGGCAATCGCATGATGGCTCCCCGTGCCATGTCCGATATTTGGGAGGCATTGTACTGGAGAGAGAGAGGCACTGTTCCCAACCGGGAATGGGCTCTTTCTACGATGTCTTCCTGTGTGTATGAATTTTCACACTTTCCGAAGGATGTGTTCCTTGAAAATCGAAACAAGTTGATCTTCTTGTTTACCGATCGTTTTGGACCCCCTTCTGTGGATGAACTGCGCACGTTCTTCCCATCGTGGACTCTTGTTCTGAGTACACGATTTGCCTAATGCGCATCCCGGGCCCTAGACCACCCAACCTAAGCGGTTATATGTCTAGCGTTCAACGCCTGAACGGCTTTTAGTAGCTGGTAACCCACCGGAGCGATAACCACTTGCGTAACGGCGACGCCTGTGAGAGCTCCACCCTTCCCTTGCCATTTCGATTCTTCTAAAGTTGGTGAGACCGAGAAGCTTTCTTCAGTTCACTCTCTCGGCCCTTTGACCTCTGCAACTGATGTCCCTGAGTCCTTATCCGAGCTACCTGCACCTATTGTCCTTGACGGTGCTTATAGCCCCTATGAGCTCGAAGAGCACAAGCTCGCTGCCCTGTTGTCCCGTCCGCGAGTTGTAGCTCGATTCCAGTGGTTGGATACATCCATTGGAACCATTCAGAACATTGACTGGCCCTCGTCTTTGTTTGATATCGCGGGAGTTGCTAACCCCGCTGGTGACTTGTACCGAAGTTACCATGCCATGAAAGCGGATGTCGAACTTACGATGTGGGCCAACGGTAATCATAATTGTACCGGAGCATTGGTCGTTGCGACGCGCATGGATAATCTTGCCACGCAAACGACCACCTGGAACTCGTTCTGTGATCCAGGAGCGGCGATCTTTACCGCTCAGAAACTGAACAAGTATGTGATGGTTATCCCTTATAAGCATTATGACTGGTTCAGGATCAATGCCCCCCGAAACAATTGGGGTAGAACTAGCTTCACCGTTCTTAGTGCCCTTAAGAACGCGGCTGATGTTACTGCCCCTGCTCTTGAAATTACCGTCCAAGCCCGGTTCATCAATGTTCAATTGACTGGTCCTACGGCTTGCAAGCAAAGTCTTGATTACGACGAGACGCCCCCCACTTTTTCCTACTGTTTCCGCTGTGGGAAAACTTGCCGACGTTCGTTCTATGGTGGTTGTCCCTGTGGCCACCTTCGACATGATCATCTGCAAGATACCGATCGTTCTCGTTTCCACGATGAGCCCCCCGATATTGAGGATTTGTGTTCCCATAAGCAATCCTCAGTTATCGAGGAGGCAAAAACCGCTGCTCTTGGAGCGGTTAGCGTCGTGGCTAAGCCCCTCAAGAAAGCCTTTGCGACCGTGCTCGACGATGCTTCTTCGTTTGTCGGAGAGATGGCCTCTAGTCTCCCCTTCAACAAGCCGCCCGTTGCCAAGCTCACAAAAACTATGGAAGTGTTTTACGCACCTACGGCTATAGACGCTCCTTCTGTAGTCAATACCCTTGGTTTGCGTGAGTATGCTGGAATTGACAAAATACCGACTAGTGATGGTAAGGATTATGGAATGTTCAAGAATTATTTATCTTTGCCCTCGCTTCTCGGGTCCTTTACTGTCCCCAGCAACGGCGCGGCTGATCTCGCGTTAGCTCGGATCCCCGTGTCCCCCTCTTTTTGTCAGCACAGCCAGAATGGCCTGCAGATCACTGAGAGGACTACTCCATTGAGCTTCGTAGCTCATCATTTCGCTATGTGGCGTGGATCAATTCGATACCGTATTCATTTCTTCTGTCCTGTCGGAATGACTTACTCTGTTCGTGTTATTCACCACCCCGAGGAAGCCTTTGGAGCCCCTGTTTTCACCTCTGCTGACACTGGTAACGCGGTGTCTGCTCTTATTTTCGTTGACAAGGATGTCGTTTATGATTTTGTGGTTCCTTATCAAGCCGCTGAACCGATGAAGCGATGTGCTGATGATGCCCTTGCCAGTTTGAATTATCCCTATTCAGCTGGTCACATCTCTGTGTCCCTCGCTTCAATCGTTACCAATCCTTTCGGTATTGCGGTTGATACACAATTT